TGCATATTCCCTGTTAGCTTAAAATCTCCAACAATTGTCATGTCGCCAGCTTGCTCGTAATCTCCAGTTATATCATAATCGCCTACATGCGTAGCATTGCCTGTCTGCGTATAATTACCATTCCGCTGTATTTCAGTAGGAATCGTTATAGCAGAACTTTCGGGGTTGATGCCTACAATAGCGATGCCGTCGCTGTAATCGTGCATTCTGTATTCTGCAGGACTCACGAAATCTTGTCCGACATACCACCTATCAAAGCACCTTTCAGAAATAAGTAGTAAACAATAATCGCCGATAGCGATAGGGTAAGAAGTATAGCTCCCTCCACCTTGTAGAAAAATCGGTGGGACTTCAATAAATTCGGGCAAATCTCTCGAAACCCCATCGACCTGACGATTTATAACGGGTCTGACATTTATGGTTTTTGTATTTACTGCCGTTACTATTGCGAGTGTAGTTGTGTGGACATTCGCTAAAGCGTCTTTAATCGCATCATTTAGCACATCTGAAAGTTGAAGCTTTTTCATAGGACAATCATATCCGTTTTGAGTTGACAAGTGCAAGTCTGCGACCACTCATCGCCATAATTATCACCGTTGTAATTGATGTCCTCAATTTTATATATACCGTTGAGGTGAGGAGCAATAACACTCTTAAGACTAGCCCTTGAGCCTATGCGCACCGATGGATCAATCATCATCTTGAACGTAACGCGTTTTTTTTCTCGAGTTGGTGAACTGATCAATCCTGTTTTTGCCGAAACTTCAGGGATATACGTTCCAACAACTTCACCATCTTTCAACATATAGAGCTTTTCGTTCTCAACGAACCAATGTTCCTCTTCATCTGTCATATTATCAAGAATTTTTGCAGGACTGCCGACAAGGACTTTAGGTCTCGTCAAAACTGGTCTAGTAGAAATTTTGCCTTTCGTTATTCGAGGCATATCAGCAAGAATAGCATCAACAGCGACTTCGTTTTTTGTAACTGTTTTGCAAATAAATGTATCGAAAAAATCGCTTCCGCCATCGAAGCAACTTATGCGCGTGATAATGTCTGCACCGCTTCGACCGTTAGAACACTTACTGATTGTGCCTCTGAATATCATCTCCAAGCGCCCCTGATATCCTGCAAAAACTGATAAAGGGATAACGTCCGTATCCTCAACATCTTTAACAATCGAAAGCCGTTTAGAAGGACTTAGGTTATAGATGTTAAGATTCATCTTATTAAGTTGTCCGCTTATGGATTTGTTTATGTCAAAATCAACCCGAATAGGAGGTTTTATTATAGTTTCGGATTCGCCGATTGTAATAGAAATTTCGTAGTCTCGTGTAAATCGTGTGCTTGTCATTCTGGCACTGGTACTCCTCTGATATCTTCCATATCATCGGCATCTAAAAGGTAAAGCTCGCAACGCCCATCGCTAAAATCTTTCCTCTGAAAAGGATCGATGCCTCTACCAGATAAATCACGAACTACAAAATCAAAGGGAAGGTTATTGCTTAAGAGATGCAAAACACCTATTGATAATTTCACGCCAAAAACTGAATAAACACCATACGAAACGTCCATAAACCATGTTGTAGTTCTAGGGTAAAACCTCAAGTTCAATATAATTTCCGATTCTCCAAAAAGAATTGTATGCTTTTGGTTTGCCTCTGAACCTATGTTCTGAACTACTTTAGCCATAATTTTACCCCGCAACTCCCGTTAAATAGCTTAAAAATGAGTGTGGAACAGTTGCTCCTTCCTGCACCCCTTTGTCTTTTGTATCGTCAAGCTGACCGTTGACATTATCAGCAGGATTCTTAACAGGTGTTACGGGGATAAAAATATTCTTGACAAAATTAATCTGTTTGGCTTCTAGTCGAAAAGATATAGCAGAGTTTTCGTTATCCCTCTCAATCTCGAGATTTGTGATCCGCATCCTGTCGTATCGATTATATGGCATATCAATAGAAATAAGCGTATTGCTAAAAAAATGCGCTTCCATTGCATCTACAAAGCTTTTTATATTCTTTCCCGATGCGCTTTTAACTAAGCCAAGATACCCAGAAAGCTGTTGCCCCGCGTTAATTTCCGAGTCGACTTTATCAACGGCATTAATGATATCATTCGATATATCAGAGATTTTAGCTAGCTGAACTGTTGTGCTATCAAGAGTGTACTGCGTTATTATTCCAAGCGTTTTTTGAACTCTGCGAATTGCATAAAAAAGATCAGATGTCTTGACGTGAACGTCTGATACATTACCCTCAATAGCGATAGAAAGCGGTTTGCGAATAATGTGATCGCTAACAGGGCTTCCATCTTCAAGATACACTACAGGGACTTCGCTTGATCTCGTCGTTTTTTCTGATACTCTAGCAATAGCTGTAAAGCCACCGATGCCTACTTCTTCCTTTTTCTCGTTACGAAATTGTCCGTCAAGGTAATCGCGTATGATAGACATTACATTCCCCCACCTTGGACTAATGCTTTAGCTATTTCCAAATGTTCCTGCAATTTATCTCTTACTTCTATTGCAGACCGTTCTGGATCTGTAGATTTCACCTCTACTACTACATTTTGCTCCACCTTCCCGCCACCGTTAAACATATTCTTCATAAATCCTAACATGGAATCGACAGGTTTGTTTATCGTGTGCATTACCTCTAAAGACTTATTTGCAACGACAGATTCACCGCCTCTCATCGGCATGGATAGATCATCGACTAACAAAGCAAGAGCCGTAACAGCGGCAGTTATAGCAATGATTTCGGGAGCAATAGAAACGGCGATAATCGCACCGATAGCCATAAGAGGAACTTTCATTCTCCACAATAGCGCCATAACTTCAGTCAGCCCTTTAGCAAATTTACCAATCCCTGAAACGATAGAATCCTTGTTGTCCACAAGGAATGAATTGAACTGTTTTGAAAGCTTATCAAGCTCTGGTGCTAACCCTACCGCGATCAACATTTTCATTCCGTCGAGATTAAAACGTAGCTTCGCAACTGATCTATTATAAGCTTCGACTTGTTCTGTTTGCTTTTTCGTGAGAACGCCGAAGCCTTTGGACTCTTCCCTAAGCTCTTTTATCCTACCCGATGTCTTTCCAAGCATTTCAAGCAACGTTGAATCAATTCCAAGCGACTCCGCTATTGTCACTTGTTGAGATAATGACAAATTCATTGCCTTAAAACGCTCGCCAACTTCGCCGAGGATCTCATCCGCTGTTTTGATTTCTCCCGAGGCTTTCCTTATCGATATCCCAAGCCGTGAAAAATCCTGATTGCCGTTAAGTGTGGCACTGCCGATCTTGCGACTTAAGCTCGAGATTGTCTTTTCCATCGCCTGTAAACTCGAACCGCTTGCAATCGCGACATAGCCCATCTCTTGGATATATTGAGTAGCGACCCCAGATTGTTTTGAGAGAAGAATTAGAGGATTAAGCGCATTGAGTATCCCATCAGACCATTTTGCGATAACTGCAAGCGACGCACCGATTGCAGCAGAAAAACCACCTAGGTACATTATACCTTTACCAAGATCGGCGTTAAACAAAGACAAGGGCTTAGTGCTACCGCTGAAGGAAAATTTGGTTATTACTTCGTTGACAACTGCCATTTTATCTCTTCCTTGACTCGCTGATTTTGTAATTTTCTATCGCGTGTGTCATATGCTCGAACTCCATCAAGTCGAGCAATTCCGTTGTATCAAGTCCGCCAATCTCTGCAATACTTCCATAGCCTTGTTTCGACAAATAAAAAACAGTCATATCATCGTCGCTAACATTAGTTTTTGCTATTAGACTAGCTTCACCGCGTGGAACGACAAACTTTAGCTTCCACGCAATCCGACCAAAAAAGGATAGCTAATCGCCCCTAGCATCGCAACGACAAAAACGGCGTAATCTTCGGGGTATTTTTCCCAGTGTTCAGGTAGTCTCGAAATTAAACTTCCTTCAAAAAGTACAAGATCATTTATCGTTTTTTCTACAGGCTCAAAATCATCACTATCTAAACACGAATAATTTCCGCTAGAAAGCTCTTTGAGATTCTTAGTAAAAAATGCAAAGACCTTTCGACGCTTTTTATGGGTCGTTTTTGTTATCGCGTAAATCCTGCCGTTTATCGTTGCTTCGCAATCTTCATAAATAGCCTTGAATTCTGCAAAAGCTTTTTCTGAATCACTCAT